TTACAGTGTCCTTTGTCTTCTTTTCATAGTCAATCGGGTTCTTGATAGTGATAGTTCCTGTTGAGTCAATAGAATAATTAGTTGTGTCAGAAATGATGAATGTCGGAGTTGTCTTATCTTCATCAGTTCCAGTCACCTTACAGATCTTTCCTGTGTAATTCTCCTTTACAGAACAAGTAGTGTCCTTTGTATGAACAGGCTCATTGATGTCTGTAACCTTGACGACGTAGATAGCAGTATCTGCACCACCGTTCGGATCCTTCGCAAGAATTGTGATCTTTACTTCAGGAGTTGTTTCAAAGTCAAGCGGGTCAGTCAACTTCAACACGCCGTTGCTGTCAATCGTAAATCCTTGCTGAATTACATCATAGGTAATTGGGTCATTGTCTGGGTCAGTCGCAGTAATGATACCGACGATGCAGCTCTTGCAGTTCTCAGGAACAATCAAACTGTCATTTGGTTGAAGTTCAGGGTTACCATTCACATTCTTGATGTTGATGATTACGATAGCAGAATCTGTAAATGTTCCATCAGTAACATATACAGTCACAGTGTCGGTCTTCTGTTTCTCGTAATCAAACGGAGTTACCAAGGTAAGTGTCCCAGTGCTATCGATGCGATAAGCATTAGTATCATTGACAGTAAATTTAACAGGCTTTCCATCTTCGTCCTCCCCTGTTATCTTTCCTAGGTCGCCGACTTTACCTTCATCTATGCTGAAGGTTGTGTCCTTTGCATGAACAGGCTCATTTACATCAGTTACTTTAACAGTTACCTTACAAGTGTCAGTTAACTTACCATCGGAAGCGACTAACTTGAATGTGAACTGTGTTTCCTTCTCAAAGTCAAACTCTCTTGTAGAACTTATATTGCCAACGCTGTCTACTATGAATGGCACCGTTCCTAGAATGGTGTATGACAACTTGTCGCCATTCGGGTCAGTCGCTGCAATAGTTCCAATAATTCCTGGCTTTGTGTTTTCAGGAATGAACAAAGTCGTATCTTCCGTAGCGAACTTCGGAGCTCTGTTCGTATCAGCCTTAGCATCAATGATCTTAATCTTCAACTCGCCTGAAGTCTCGCCGTTAGGCAAAACCGCACCACTGATACTGTCAATGTGCATAATCAAGTATTCATTTGGTTCAACGAGAGTATCTACCTTTACATTGACCTTAATTGTATCTACTGGCGCCTTAGAACCGATAGGAATCTTTGTGGTAATTGATGTATCTCCACATACAGGAATGAATGGCGGTTGGTTGAAGTCTTCAACAGTGACTCCGTCCTTCATATCAAAGCAGTATGTAAAGAATACCTCAATAGTTGATGTATCACTAAGTTCAATCGGAATAATGACTGTGCTGTCATTTTCTCTCAAGCCGCCTTGCTTATTCAACTCAGGAAAGTCAAGAGTATCTGGGTTGAACTTAACGAATCTGAAATTCTTACCACTGAAGTTATCGCCAATCTCAAGTTCATTAGCAAGCAACTGTCCAGCAAAGTCAATGTTTGAAATTAAGTTAATCTTCTTTGTGGAGATATAAGTTCCTTGCAGCTTGGAATAGTCAGTGTTACGAATGTTAAAGTCTTCCTGTGTATAGAACATGAGGTTGCCACGGAACTTGTCCTGTGTAATTACGCTGTCTCCATCAGGTGAGGCATACACAACCTGAACTACCGTGTGGTTGCCGAAGGAAATAGAGCCTTCAACGAATACACGAGTAAGAGTTCCCTTGTTCTTCATACGGAAATACAATGTGTCTTCAGTACCTGTTGTGATAGACTTAATAAACATATCAACGGTTGGCTCGTCGGGAATATCTATGTAGACCTTTCCACGGTCAGGCACGGTAATTTCCATTGCTGTTGTGTCAGGGAAGACGAGAGTAGGCATCTGAAGCCCAGACGGGGCAGCTGGTACTGAATCACAAGATACTTTGCCTTCGCTTCGAGCGATGATGTTGGAAATTTGAGTTGAAACTCCATCGGCTACACAATAGTTGCCCGCAAAGTTAGAACCGTTGTCATTACCCATCGTCATTGACTGCGCTCTGACAGGTCCAGTCTTCAAGTCAGTACCGTTACCGACTGTAAAAGCGCCTTGCGTCAAGATTGGTCCACCAAGAACTACTTGATGGTTCATTGTAATTTCTTTTTCAGAACCGTTCCATCCCGACTTATCAGGAATGGTGTCATTCTGGCCGATCTTCAAGTATTCGTAGCCATAGAGCTTATACTGTAGCATGTACTCGTATTGAGCCTGCTGGTCAGCGACTCCTGTGAAGACAAGTGGTTTTACGTCTGCCTCAGCTGCGAAGAGGGCGGCCGCAAAAGCCAAGATGTATAGAATTATCTTTTTCATTCGTTTTCCTTTCTTTTAGTTATTTATTCTATCTGAAAACAAATTTAAACAATTTTGTAGAACTTGTAAATGGGTACTGCCGCAAAAACTTTCCAAATAGAAAAAAGGGACGCTTTTCGCGTCCCTTACTGTAAATAATGTCAAACAGTTTACTTAATTACTGTCTGCCACTTACCGTTTGCTTTGATGATATAGAGGCCCGGTTTCAACTTCATGAAACGGATAGCGTCATCTGCTGTATAGGCAGATACATTTCCCATCCACTTCCCATTAGCGTCAAAGGCAGACCAAAGCTTAAGTACCTTCTGTTCTGCGAGACGGAAGTCAAAGTCAACAGTCTTGCACATAGGATCATCAGGATAAGCATCACAGTTGTATGATGGACCACCGCAAGTTACATCTCCTGGAGCACAGTCAGTTACTGCAAACTCGAAGTTGTCAACATCAATGTAGCCCTGAGCAATTTCAAGGGTCAAGATCTGTTCACCATCAGAGCTGAAGGTTGCATGTCCCTTAATCTTATCAAATTTAGACCATGAGTCGCCTGTGAACTTCATTGTATCAGATACTGCCTTGTCGCCAACTTTGAACAGAATAGCGCCTTCGCCATCAGCGGCTACGGTAGCATAGACAATGTAGTTACCAGCTTCAGGAACCTTAATTGTGTACTGATAGTAGTTGCCTGTTGCATTACATCCAATTACCATTCCACCATTCTTATCGCCAATCTTTACAGAAGTGCCAGAACGATAGGTTGTGTTCCATACATCATCACAATCACCAGATACGAGATATGAATTATTACCGGCGCCTTTTCCTGGGATGTCAAAGTCTTCCGCTTCAATAGGAGCAGTCAAATCAAATGCCTTACCCTTGAAAGGTTTCTGAGGTTCAGGTTCAACGATAGTTACGCCGTCGCCTGTTGGAAGACCAGTCGAGTTCACGCCTTTATTTTCTGCCAAGTACTGTTTGAGCCATGACATAGCAGGACGATCTTGTCCATTCTTAATAATGCCGGAGTTGCCGTTAGTAGTCCAAGTTGAGCCATAGATGTAGCCCCACAAGGTAATGCCGGCAATGTGTTCATTTTCCATAAAGTATGAGATCTGTTGAGAATAACAGTTCTTCTGGTCATTGTCATCGTCAGAAGCAATATCATATTCTGAAATGAACATTGGCATCTGTGTCTTTGTCCAAATTTCTTCAATAGCGGACTTCAACTGATTAATGTCCAAACAGGTACCGCCACCACCAGTACCGCCGTTACCGCCACCAGCCTTCTGCATGTCGTGTGCCTGAAGTCCGTAAGCGTCTACCGGAGCACCAGCTTTCTTAATCTTATTGATGAGGTCAATACCTTCATTCTTCTGCCACTGGACAGTATTATAGTCATTATAAATTAAGATAGCATCTGGCCATCGTTCACGAGCCATCTTAAAGGCAGTAACAACGAATTCATAATTTCCATTGTCTCCGCCGAGAGCACCAATAATGTTGTTTCCGTTACCGTATCCAGAGTGATATGAACCACCTGACTTGATGGCTTCATTAACTACGTCAATCATTTCCAAATCAGGATAATGGTTCTTAACTGCGTCAAACCAAGCTGTAATTGCTTTCTTCGTTTCGTCAACTGAAAGTCCATTCAACCAGTTTGGATATTGAGAACCCCAGACGAGAGCATGAAACTTGAAGTGAGCGTTATTCTGCTTTGCCCAATTATAAGCAGCGTCACAACCACGCCAGTTATAATTTCCACGGCTGCCTTCAATAGACGCCCACTTACATTCATTCTCTGCAGTGATTTGGTTCCAGTACTGACCAAAGTCCGAACGGACCTGACCGTTAGTAGTGATGTTGCCAACGAACTTGGCAGCTCCATCTGCAAGGCCCACAGCAAATCCGCTTGAGCAAAGCAGCACCAATGCGATGATGATGTATTTTAATAACTTCATAGAATCTCCTTTTGTTTATTTATAGTTGTAGTTTATGAAGTATGTTCAATAGCAATATAACTAAAAATGGGACGGTTGGCACCATCCCAAATTTAATTTCTTTCCTACGTCTTGACTATTGCTCATCTTTATCAAAACGCAACCAATGAATCGTTTCACGGTCAAGAAGGCGTTGGTTAGCACTGCCTCTGAACTTCAATTCCAAGCTTCTCTGCTCCTGAATGAAAGGTCCATCAACAAGTACATCAACCATCTTGACGATTTCATCAGTAACTCCTGGAATGTATTTCTTTCCAAGAGGGACAAGATCTTTATCATAGACATAGCCTGTAAAGATCCATAGCGTCTTATCAGGATACTTTTCCTTAAAACGCTTCAAGAAAGGAAGCAAGTCCCTTTGATTTTCTTCTTCAAAGGGCTCGCCACCAACGACTGTCAATCCGTCAATGTACTTTGGCTTCAGTGCTTCAAAGATTTCATTCTCCTCAATAGGAGTAAATTCTTTACCGAAGTCAAAGTTCCAAGTGGCAGGATTAAAGCAGCCTTTGCAGTGATTACGACAGCCGGAAACGAAGAGGGTAACCCTCATTCCGTCTCCGTCAACCACTGATTCAGTGTCAATCTGTCCGTAATTCATTAGATGTTGCCTCTGTCCTTGAGCTCTGCAAGTTTAGCGTCGTTCCAAGACTTGAAGATAGTCTTGCGAGGTGAACCTGTCAAGTAGCCTGTGATGCGACGGACACGAACGAACTTATCTTCATTCTTGCAACCGCACTTAGGGCAACAATCATTGATGATGCCATGATATCCACATTCAAGGCAGTCATCGGAGTCCATAGTTACTGTGAAGTAACCAAGATCTCCTTCATACATTTCATCAATTACAGCCTTTACTGCCGGCAAGTTCTTTGTCAAGTCACCATTCATCTTGTAGTAGAATATGTGACCTGCATTTGTGATCTTGTGGAACGGAGCTTCAACTGCAATCTTGTTAGCAAGGCTTGTCTTGATAGAGAAGTCGAGCATGTGGGAGTTTGTATAGTAGCCTTTGCCGAAGATACGGTAAAGGTCAACGTCCTGCAACTTCTTTTCCTTCTCAAATAAGTTCTTGTCTATGCAAGCAAATCTACCGGCAGTTGCTTCAGCAGGAGTAGCGAAGCATGACCAGTTGAAATGAGTTTCTTTCTGGCACTCGTCAGTAAACTTGCGGATACGCTTTACGATGTTGAGAGCCAACTTGTCAACTTCGTGGTCAACGCCGTATGTCTTGCCAGTAAGCAAGGTAATTGCTTCAGCAACGCCGACATAACCAATAGACAATGTTGACTGCTTCATTACTTCTGCGATCTTGTCAGTGACTTCATGTGGCTTGTCATCAGAAGTAAGGTAAAGTCCCTGCTGCATAGTGAACGGGAAGTTTTCGTATGTCTTGTTACAGATAAGAGAGAATCTGTCAAGCAACGAACCCTTTGTGTCGTTCAAAATGTTATCAAGACGCTCAAAGAAATTGTTGATTCTTTCAGTCTCGTCACCGCAAGCGATATGTGCTTCAATAGCGAGGCGTGGAAGGTTAATTGTGTGGAAGGCAAAGTTACCACGGCCAGTTGTTTGCTCTGCACCGTTGATGTTGCCAAGAACACGAGTTCTGCAACCCATAGCGGATACAGTTGTATTCGGAATGAGCTTACGGAGCTGAAGCTTGGTGTCCTTAATTCCAACTACTTCCCAATAGTCACCTTGACCAACATCATATTCATACTGAATCCATTCAGAGAAGTCAGTATCAACAACTTTCAAGGCATAAAGTGTTGAACCACCGCGCTGCTTTACTTCAACGCTACCAACGCCGTGCAAGTCAATTTCCTGTGTTTCATACTTGACATACGGTTTGTTGAATGATGAGTCAACGCTTACGAAGTTCGGATAGAATCGTCTAGCCAAACATTCAATAGACGAAAGATACAAGTCATAGTTCGGGTCACGGTCATCTTTTGTATAGCCTTTCATCAACTTGAAAATCAAGATTGGGAAGATAGCGGTCAATCCGTCGCCGAGACCTTCCATCTGTGAACGAATCAAGTTCTTTGAAACCATTCGTCCGCAGTTTGATGTATCAAGACCGAAGTTCAATGAGCTAAACGGAACTTGGTTACCTGAACGAGACTGCAATGAGTTCAAGTTACCAATAAGACCTTCCATAGCCTGATGAGTGTCGTCGTCAGTCTGGTCATAAGCAGCATCTACAGCATATTCTGGGAAGTACTGATAGAGCTTATTCAAAGGCCAGTTCATTGAGCATTCTTCAATGTGTGCATAAAGAATATCTTTTTCGCCGTCTGGTCTGCCTTCATACTTGCAGAAACGGTCAATCTCCTTCTTCAAGTTCTTCTTGAAAGAAAGGTCGACGAACGGTGCTAAATCAAAGTCCAAGTTGTCATCAGCAATACCGCCATACTGCTGATTAGACTGCAACTGCAAAATTACTGCTGTCAAAGCAGCTGCTGTCTGAATTGACTTCGGTGCACGAAGAAAACCAGTACCACTGTCAAAACCTGACTTCAAGAGTTTGCCGACAGGAGCGAACAAGCAGTTGAATGTAAGGTTATATTGGTTTAAGTCGTGAATATGAATGTAACCGTCTTTGTGTTCCTGAGCATACTTTCTGTTGATGTTGTTCAACAGGTTATACATCTTATTCGTCTCGGAAGCAATCTTGCCGTATGCACCAGCCGGAGTAGCGCCTGATTCATTAGCATTGTCTCTCAAGATATTTGAGGACTTGATGTCAGATTCAGTAATCTCCTTAATTGTCTTGACGATAGATGATTTGGTATCTCTTACACGGTTTCTTTCTTCACGATAAAGGATATAGTGCTTAGCGGTCTTGGTAAATCCGCTTTCCATAATAGTCTGTTCAATAGTGTTCTGGATGTCTTCTACCTTTGCAGTCTTGTTTCCAGATTCGTTAAGTTTATCAACTACCTTGTCCACTAAGTCATCAAGTACTGCAGAATCATAAGCTTCACCAGAATCATTAAATGCTGCAGTTATAGCTCTCGAGATCTTGTCAGCGTTAAACTTGCGCTTTCTACCATCTCGCTTGATAATGTTTGTTATCATGTGTTTCCTCTGTTACTGTAAATAAACTTTTATAGAGAGTTGTTTTGTGTTTATGCGACATTCATTATAGAAAATAAAAACGGTAGCAATGGTAAGTCTTTTACCTTTCTACCGCGCATCGGGACCTGTCATTTTTAACATAAAAAGCACATACAAGTACTCTCATAAACCGTTCCTCTTTCTTTAATAAATTCACTTCAAAAAACTCTTTTCCATTAAGGTTGAATTATTTATATTCCACCATAAATTTAACAAAGTTTCTGGAAATGTCAACAGTGCACAAAAACTTACCTTTGGTCAATAGACATAAAAAGACCGTGAGAACGAGTCCCACGGTCAGGAGCCAAAAATGTTAATTAGTCTTGTCGCATGAAACGAGCAGCTGCTGACAAGTAAGGGTTAGTCTTCTTTTCAGGTGCTGCTGGTGCTGCAGGAGCTGCAGGTGTCGGTTCTGCAGGAGCAGCTGGTGCTGGTGCTGGAGCAGGTTCTGCAGGTGTAGGAGTCTGTGCTGCCTGACGTGCAGCGATTTCTTCCGGGGTAGCCTTGCGAATATGATATCCATGTGCTTCTGCAGTCTTTGCAGCGGCAGCAAGGGTTGCCAATCGGTCGGCCATAGAAGGACGTTGCGAACCAGCCTGTTGCTGACCCTGACGAGCAGCATAGTCACTGCGGCTCATTGTTCTGAATCTCGGCACCTGAGTAGTCGGTGCTGGAGCTGCGCCATCACCTGCGGGCTGTGCAGCGGGTTCTGCAGGAGCTGCTGGAGCGGCACCCGGGAGAGTAACCTTGTAACCAGCCTTCTCAGCGGTTTTCTTTGCGATAAACAATTCATCTTCTCTATTCATATCACCATCTCCTTAAACGGTTTGATTTACTGTTTGGTATTTATATTAGTCGTTTGACCATGTTCCATTCGGACCACGCCAACCTGGGTCATTCATGTGTTTATGTTCGTCAGAAGCAAGGTATGCTTGACGACGCTTTTCAGCAGCGTCTGCAGATGCAGCCTTATATTCTGCCTTGATTTCTTCAATCCACTGAGCCTTTCTGCCTGGGTTGCCAAGCATAATAGAACGGGTATTGGTTACTGCCTTATACTCGCATGCATTGATTTCTTCACTTGAATTTGCTGTCTGAATTGACTGGTCACACATTCTCTTGAATTTCTGAAGGTCTCTTGAACCCCACATCACCATACCATTGATTGGCATAGACTGCTTGGAGTAGAAGTCAGCGATGTAGTATGCAGCAGATGTTACAGCGTCTTCGTTGTCATAGACGAGACCGGCTTTTTCAATGATCTTCTGAACCAAATCAGTAAGAGCTACATTGCCTCTATCGTCCTTCATGAAAACTTCGCATACAAGACCAGCGTCTTCCAAAGTCTTGACTGCTTCATCGAGCTCAGTAGATTCGTTTGTTGCATACTCTCTGAAATTATCTTTCATAGCGATAACAGTGTCCCAAACGGAATACTTCTCGACGAAATAATCTCTTATCCAGTCCTCAGCACGCTTCATGCCAGCTGGGATCTTAATTCCGAAACGTTTGATTAAAGTGGCAATTACTTGACTCTTAAACTTGTCGTAGCTATTGCCGCCAAACAATCCTTCATCTATATTAGATGCCATATCCTTGTTCCTTAATAAAGTCCATAAATGTCTGTTCGACTTCTTCGCCTTCTTTTACTGGAATATCGTCGGCTTTATCTTCTGCTGTAGCAAATGCCTCAGGATTATCCTTCATGAAGTCAAATCCTTTTTCAGTGACTGACCATTTGCCTGTTGACTTGTCATAGGATACGAGGTCTTCGTCATGCAAGGCAACAAAAATACCACTGCGGTTACCCGGAGAATACTGCCAACCAAGATGATCATAAATCTCACGCTTAGTGGCGCTATTACCCAAATCCGCAATGGTCTTTAAAATTCTGACGTAGCTCATATCAGGAGTCGGCTTGGCAGTAAATGTATATCCTGCCCAACGAACGCCTGGACCTTTCTTCTTTGCTGGAAGTCCATGTGAAACATAAGGGACAATGTTACGATAGCCGCCATCATACTTACTTTTAGTACCTGGCGTCCAAGTGGTCTCGTTGAGCGGTTCAGCGGTACCACCTGCTTTCTTAATGATATTGAGTGCGTCTTTTACTTTCATTTTATTCTCCGTCAGCGTATGGGTCAACGCCTAAAACCTTAAAAATTGCTTCGCCAAGCTGTTCTTCAAAGTTGTCGGGAACGTTATCAAGAGCATCATTAATTTTAGCATAGAACGCATTGCCTTCATCTGGGTCAATAGCTTGGCTCTTAATGTCGTCCTTGATGTACTCCATGAATTTCTGAATAGCATCAACTCCAATGCTGCCCATAATGAATGTAGGCGCAGTCACTGATGTAGTTTCATTGATGACCTGTGCGTTATTTTTCTTGAGGATGTCAAGTGCCTCATTCAAATCCATCTCTTGCATGATATCTCCTATTTAATTTTAGCGTTAATCTTTGCGATTTCACCCATGTAGCCTCTGAAAGCGGAAAGAATTGCCTTAGAGCCGTAAGTGTCAATCTTCTTATTGAAATTCTGTCTTGCTTCGTCAATCTTTACTTTCTTCTCGATGTAAAGGTTGGTTGACTCGTCAAGAACCCACTGTGTAGATTCGTTAACTGCTTCAACATAAGCATCTGGGCAAGAAGGCATGAATACCGCATCAATGGTGATGAGGTTGAAGTCTTCACAGACGATGTTGTCGTTGCCAAGGGAACCAGTACCACGAGATGATACGCCCATGTGAACACCGCCACGAATAAGACCCTCAAGAGTCTTACCACAAGGTGTCGGAAGAACACGAGCCTTACCCATAGCGAAGTCACCGTCCATGTGCAAGTCAGTAATAAGAATTGCAGCACGGTCAGAGCTGATCTTCTGGGTATCTGGGTGTTCAAGTTCACCTACTGCTTCGCGGTTCTTAATTGCTTTCTGCAACTTGTCAACTTCACGAGCAATGATGTCCCTCTTATAGATACGTCCATTACGGTTACGCTTTTCTGCGCCCATGAACGGTCCAGTGATATACAAGAACTTGTCAGGCGATGATTGGTCAACCGTCTGCTCAAGCAAGCAATCTTCATTCAATAACTTTAATGGTTCAGACATTTTATATCCCTCTTGTAAATTATTTATACTACCCAACCGCCATGCAATGTCCATTTGGCGATTCTTGGTCAACTCGCTCGATGCACCAGTCATAATCTTTTTCATAGCTGGCAAACAGTGAGTCTGCATTCAATGAACCACCACCAGCAATCTGGAGTTGGTACTTTCTTAATCCATTAGTCCAAACCTTGCCTGCATAAGCAACGCACATCTTGCGGAACAACGGATCGTTAAACATCTTTTCTGCCTTCTGTTTCTTCCATACCTGCATCAATCCGAAAGTAGGCTTTTGAGGCTGCGGCATGACTTCAAGTTCATTTTCTAACTCGTTCCATCTAACCGTATACTTTTCGCCAAACATCTGGTCTGCTTCTGCAAGCCAAGTAAGGGTTGCTGTCCAGCTGCCAAGAACGTCACCGTAAGCAGCAGTGTTGCCATAAGTATTGCCGTGCCAAGTATTCATATTCATCACTTGGTCATAAAGCAAAGCGTGTGGAACTGTGAAGAGTTCATTGATAGAGCCAAACCAGTTTGTCGTCTTGAAGTCAACGACGGAAACAAGATCGTCACAGAGCTTATACTTTGAAATACCCGGCTTCAAGTTCAAGACCATGTAGTCGTGATAGTTACCATAGTTAAGATAGTACTTCTGGAACCAGTCTGCCACGTCCATAATGATGTAGTCAAGAGTTTCATCATCAATTTCTACGCATATTCTTGGAGCACCAAGCATGTGCTTGATGTACTGCTTCAAATGATACGGATTCTGTATTCTCTTATAGCTCTTTATATTGTTGCAGTAGTTAGGCTTTTCATGAGGAGGCTCATGAGGCGGTCTTCTGCCACCTGGCGGAATAGGATCATTAAAATGAATGTGTGGTTTATCTGCCATATTCTAATACCTCAAATTATTTATTTGAGACACAAAAAAGGCGTCCTCAGACGAGGACGCCAACTGGAGCCACCCAGAGAAAAAGGCAGTTAGGCAATAGGCTTTAGTCGAGATACTGTATTCTTACAGAACATATCTCCTGAATATCTTATCAGGTTAGCGATGCAACCGTCAAGAATGTAGTTGACGCACCAGTCTCCGTCAAAGCGGACACCACGTCCAAAGCCTTGTTCAAGTTTGGCAACACAGTCACCTGCATACCAATTTTCAATAAGATCCTTCTTCGCTGCAGTCAAGTTGTTAGCAAGGCTAGCATACGGCAACTTCATGCATATCGAGAATCTGCATTTATCGCCGTCAAAGTTAAGACCTTCAAGCAATGTCGGACCAACAAGGATAGCGTCGTCATTAGCCAAGAAGCGTTCAATGGCAATCTGCTTTTCCTTTGCGGTTGAATAGACGATAAGTCGCTTCTTCACTGACGATGGCAAGTACTGAAGCAGTTTCTGGCTGTTTTCATAATTGCCTGTCTGAATGATTCCTCTTCTGCCCTTGAACATTTCGCAGATCTGTTCAATCTGTGAACAGATAGGTCCAATAGAACGGTCCTTTTCTTTGAAGGACATTGGGTTCTTGGTAGAATAGAAAATCGGCGACTTAGTGAAGTCAAATGTAGACGGAATGTCAAGTCCTTTGTATTGACCCTTAGGAGCATTCCTCAAACCGATAAGTTCACGGTATAGAGCAAGGTTGCCCAAGGTAGCGGACATGAACAGTTCACATTTGGCATGATTATGCACATACTTGTTAATCATCTCGCCTTCGTATGTGCAGTTGATGATAGTCTCATCTTCGCCGTCAGTCTTTACTGCAATCTGCGGACCAAGTTCCTTGATAAGTTCAAGAAAATCGCCGAACTTGCAGTTACATTCTCTTGACATATTGCCAGCTGACAAGTACTTCATCAACTTGCGTCTGTCTTTCGTCTTCTTTGCTTCTTCTCTGAGCTCATTGTTTATTTCGTTATACTCAGAAAGAAGGTCAGAGTATTTCTGCATAGCGCTAATGATTTGAGCGTGATTCTGAGCCTTTCTAACCTGATTAGCGATGCGAATTGTTTGTTTAGAGTCGGGGATGTCGAGACCGTGCTTTCTCGCATATTCGTTCAATGTCTTCATGAACTCAGGCTCGTCAACTGGAATGCGTGGAGCGAAGTGTCCTTGAACGATGTCATTGAGTTTATGCGCTTCATCACAGATTAAGAAGTCACGTTCCTTGAAGGACTGTTCTTCTTCTGTCATCATTTCATTGACGTAGTTCATCTGGATGAGATAAAGCTGGTATGTCATAACGGTCACTGGAGCATTGACTGCTTCAGCACGACGACGAATGTACTCGCATTTACAAGCACAGTCATACCCAGCCTTTTCTGCAGACTCAGGGTCAGCCAAAGATCTGGCACTGACCAAATTGATAGCGCAGTCACCACAACTTACAACATTGCCATTTCGAGAACAGATGTAGTTGTCCTTTCCCTTAAGATGTCCCCAAGGTAGGTGATACCGCGCCAAATCCTTTTCATACTGTTCAAACAAAGAAAGGTCAGAAACAAGAATGTAAGACTTCTTCTTATAGTACTCCCACAAGACGCCGGCTGAAATGATAGCAGTAAGCGACTTGCCAGAGCCTGTCGGTGCATTCATCACCTGTGTCTTAACATTGTCAATGACATTACTGATGATACAGCAAATAGATTCTAGCTGATATTTACGAAAAGCAAAAGCTGGGTCCAGATATTTCTGAGCCCAAGCAGTTGCTTGCTTTTTGATAAGTTCTTTATCCATTAGGATCCTACTTCAGTTAAGACCTTCTGAATTTCAGCGATAGCCTTTGCCTTATTGTTCGGATACTGAATCTTCTTCAAGAGAGACGAAAGGCTGTTGCAGCGGTCTTCAATCTTTTCAAGTATCTGCTTATCAGCAGCATTCTCTGCATCAAATTCATTGAGTGCATCAATGTGTGCTTCTACTCGACCGCCGCCTTCAACACCGTCACTGCGGCAGACATCAGAAATGATCTTGTAATCACGAGTGATGAAGTAATGACGATGCCAATAACAGTTGGTGCTTGAATAGTCAGCCTCAAGAGCCTTACCAAAGGATTTGAGAAGCTCATGACAAAGGTTCCCATAATCCTTTCTGTATTCATCTCTTTCCTTTTCTGCTTCTTCATCAGTCAACTTAGGACGGTCTTCAGGAACATAGAAGAAACAGATTTCATCTTCCATCTTGTAAGGATACTGATTTTCAATTTCCCAATAATCATCACAGATGTAGTCATATTCATCACAACCACCATCTTCATCGCCTTGATGGCAGTAGCCAAGATAAATGTACTTGGTAGTGCCAGTAGGATCCCACTTCTTGAAGATCTCGTCAATCATTCTAGTGTATTTGTTTGCCATAAAGTCTCCTTAGTGTTTTAAGAATGCACGGTAACCGAGGTATGTGTCCCATACGTCATCAACTGCAGTAATTTCCATAGGCGAGTGCATGTTCAAGACAGGCACGCCTGCGTCCATAACATTGATGTTCATACGGCAGACAATAGAAGCAATAGTTCCACCGCCACCTACATCAACCTTACCCATTGTATCAAACTGATACTTAACGCCTGCGGTGTCAAGAATGTTTCTGACCTTAGCGATGAACTCTGGGTTAGCGTCTGCACCACCAGACTTACCGCGACCGCCGTTATACTTGGAGAGCATGAAGCCTCCATTAAGCTTAGCAGACATTTCCTTGTTAGATACATCGCCAAACTTCGGGTCGTAGGCTGCAGTCACATCGGAAGAAAGCATGTCAGTCTCGTAAAGAACGTTAGCGAAGTCGAGACGGCTGAAATGATCATTGTCTCTTGCAGCGATGGCGAAGAGAACATCTTCCAACCAACGGGATTCGGAACCAGTAGCACAAATAGAGCCAACTTCTTCCTTGTCAATAAGAACGCAGCCACAAGTTCTTTCAGGAATGCCTTCAGTGTCAAGTACTGCACAAAGTGATGTGAAAGCACATACTCTGTCATCTTGGCCGTAGCCTGCGATAAGCGACTTATCAAGGCCACAGAAGCGAGCAGGACCAGCAGGCACTACTTCAAGTTCAGCGGAAATTAAATCTTCTTCGGTAATTGTCTTACCATACTTATCAGAAAGAATCTTGATTACGTTCTTTCTTACAGCGTCCTTTTCTTCGCCATCAAGTGCTTTTGTTGCAGCGATGAGGTCTAGCTTCTCACCGTCAATAAAATCAGACGCTTTCTTGTCAGCGAGTTTCTTGTCCAGATGAGGAAGCAAGTCAGAAATACAAAAGACAGGGTCATTCGGGTCTTCTCCAATTACAACATCAATGAAACTTAAGTCTTTAAAGAAAATCTTGCCATGAATAGCAAGCGGACGGGTTACCCACTGATACTTCTTGATGCCGCCATAATACTGTGTGTCAAGATAAGCAATGTCGCTGTCTTCAGCCAACGGCTTGGTCTTGATGTCAAGACGAGGTGAGTCAATGTGAGCGCCCAACAGGTTAAAGTTTTCAGATGCGCCCAACACAAAGCAAGCAAAGTTCTTGTCCTTATTTGTGAAATAGACCTTGCTGCCTGGGATAAGTCCAGTGCTTCCCTTTACTTCCTGCAGTGTTCTGAAACCGCGGGATCTTGCTGCCATAACAGCTCCAGCAACGCATTCACGCTCTGTTTTGAAATGTGACAAATGATTTAGATAAGCATCTATAAATTCTTCTTTTTTTACCATAAGAATCTCCTAATTTGGTTAAAATATAACAAAATAAAAGGCTGTTGGCAACCCTGCCAACAGCAATTCTTTCTTAGCTTTTGAACAAGCGCTTTATGAAAGCATCTCTTCCAAAAGTGACTTTTCAGCCGGACCCTTTTCATTGTTGAAGAAGGTCTCAGTTTCAGTAGTATTCTTCAACTCACCGTTTAAGTACTTCTTGATTTGGTCATGCCAGTCAAATGAAGTCATGACAGGAACGTTCTGTGAGATCCAAACCCAGTTCTTCTTTGCAGAAGGCCAGGTGAAGTCATCAGGCATACCCATAAACTTCATGAACTCACGGAGAGTGTAACCTCTATCCTGTTCATAGTGGACCAAACGAGCGAGTGTTCGGTGGAAGATGGTTGGTACTCGATAGTCGCCCATGTAAAGCGGCGTTACATTATCATAGAATCCCATCTTACGAGAGAGTTTGTCCTTGACGTGTTCGCAGAAGGCAATCTCCTTTTCGTTGAGGTAAGGTGTGATTTCTGTGAAGTCGAGTTTTTCCCAGAAGTTCTCCCAGAATCCTCTTTTACTTGTGGCTAGATATTCCCTCCAGTTAGTTGGATACTTGGCCTTGAGGTACTTATACCAGCCATTAGCCAAGATCTTCGGGTTGATGATCCATTCGTCAGTATTATAGTCAGCGTCCTTGGAGATGTCTGACAAGTATTCCTTGATAGAGCCATGTGGCTTATCAATGTACTGTAACTGCGGGGTTACATCAGCCTTCCAAAAGATACCAAAGGTTCTTGAACGATACTGGACGTTCGCATGCTTATTGGTATTTGTCTTGACCCAAGTAACGACGTAGCCATGTTCCTTACCCATGTCGCGGAGCTTATCACGAACAGCCTTACCTGTGTTTGTGAAGAGTGCAGGAGCATTCTCGAAGATGAATACCTTCGGCTTGATGCGTTCAAAGGTGAACTTAGCCACACCATACATATTGTTGTTCTGCTGTGCTTCAGCGCCACGCTTAGTGCCTTTAGAAGCATCATTACATGTGTTAGCGGCAGAAAGACCAGAACAGATAGGAACAGCAGATACTACGTCAATGTCGTGACAGTTTTCTGTGAAGAACTTTTCATCGTCTTCTTCCTTAAAGTCAGTTGCCATAGAAAGGATACCACCATTAAGAACAAGTTCTCTGATGTTATTACCTTTCACTTCATTTTGATAATGCAAGTATGCAGATGAGTTTCCTTTGTCTGGGCCGTCAAAGTCAATGTTGAAAAGTGGCTTACAACCAAATGCCTTTTCGGCTCCTAATGCAAGGCCCCCTATCAATGGCTGGAAGGAGATCCATCTAATTTGTTTCTTACTCATTTATTTTCCTCTTTTAATTACTGTTCCGTATTTATTAGGTTAGAAGAGTGTTGCTTGCTGACAGAAGACGTTGCTGTCCCAGTACTGAATAGCGTTAGCGAACCACTGCACTTCTTCTAACGAAATAGGAGTATAGTGGTGATAGTCAGTAGCAAGGTCAAAACCATTCTTCTTTGCGAATGCTCGGCCATGAATGTGACCATAAAGAACAATTTCATTTGGGTATTCTGGTGCATAAGTACCACGGTCAGGCTCGTGAATGATGTAGTACTGACGCTTACCGTCTTCAAATCGAGCACAGTCCATAATGTTAATCTTACGTTCAGGCATAGAGTCAATGATATCCTGAATCTGTTGAGCGACATCGCGGTCATAGTTGCCCATCACCAAGTTCAATTCCTTGAAGTTGAGATTAGACAATGTGTTCTTCATTGTGTTGATGTCGCCGAAGTCACCAGCATGATAGACTACGTCATTCATAGTGACTTTCTTGTTCCAGTTCGAGATCATTTCAAGGTCCATTTCAGTGATGTTGATGAATGGACGACGAGAAAGCTCAAGTGTTCGCTGTTGAGAGAAGTGTGTGTCAGAAGTAAAGAACTTATCCTCAGGTCTATCCTGCAATTTCTTTACTGCAGCAGCCAATACTTCTTCAAGCGTGTTATACCAAGGAACATTCTTCAACTTGCAACGAATCTGTGGGTATTCGTTCTTTTCGGCATCTACTGGTGCCCCGATGAAGACAGATTCCTTGTCATACCAGTCACCAAACTCGTAGTTAGTCGTGAATGCTGGGTGACCACCCTTAATATCACGGGCAATCCAGAATACGATAGCAGATGCCTTCTTCATCGCTTCATATTCCCACCAAGTCTGCTTCTCAAGGCAGTTAGAGTCCTTTTCAAGGTACTTCTGGAACTGGTCGTTTGTCGGTGTAATGACGTTGCCCTTGAAGCCAAGACGTTCAAGGATCTCAAAGGCTTCCTGACGCCAGTCTTCTTCATTGTAGTTCTTTCTAGGGCACGGGCCGGCTAGAAATATCGAGTTAGCTACATTGTTAAGTTCTGTAAATTCACCATCTGTGATAGGTTTGATTATGTTCATACATTAAAACTCCTTTGGACAAAATATAATAAAAAAACCCGCCATTTCTGGCGGGTTAATTTTATTTCCAATGAGTTCTATTAGCCGATTGGGCGAGTAGATTCGTCGTATGTCAAAGAACCACGGTTGATTGTGATACGGACATCGATGTACTCAATTGCTTCGGCAGGAATCATTGTGATATTGACAAGCATGATGTGTTCATCAGTAGGATCCTGAATTACAGATGTGTCAAAATCAATGATACCACCACCAGCCTTAACGCGGCTCAAGAACGAGTCAATGATATTCTTAGCAGAGCTGCGTGTAGTCGGAATGTTCTGTTCGAACAAGAACGGATCAAGAGCATTCTTCAATGACTTCTCGATGTAGTTCAAGCAAGCACGAACGTTGATACGATTAAGTGCAGATTCCTTCTTGAGTGCAGTATACTGTGCCCAAAGACATTCACCATACTGACCGCAAAGACGTGAAGTGTTGATGTTGTTTGCGTTCAACTGTCCGATTTCGTCATCAGACAAACGAACCAACTGGTTAGTAGCGTATGCAATCTGTCCACGGTTAGTACCAGCAGGAGCTGCCCAAGGCTTACCAATAGTCTGGCAGTATGCCTCAGCACAAGCGATAGCGACAGACTTCGGCAAGTAGATGAACGAAGCAAGGTCGCTGTTGTAGTACTTATCGTAGTTAGCAGCAGTGACAATGTAAGAACCATTCTGGAATGAGAAGTTCTTGCCTTCAGAAACCATTCTCTTGATGTTCTTAGCTTCCATAGAAGTTACCTGGGTGATACCAAGGTCCATTGTTCTCTGTGCAGCAATCTGAGCCAACTTCTTCTGGAAGGCTGCGTAGCGCTGCTTACCATTGAAGGTGTCAATAGCTTCTACGTTGAAGATAATGTCAAAGTCTGCCTTCTGTGGGTCAGAATAAAGCTTAAGAGCAGCAGTCTTTTCAGTCATGAGGTTCTTCTTGGAGTTTTCACCACCAGTCAAACCGTAGATAGCGAAGGTCTGCATAGGCTGTGCGTAAGTGCCAGCACCAGTCTTAGCTTCATTGACAGAGTTACGAGAAACGTAGATGTAATCAGAGTTACCGTTAATTACGTTCGGTGCGAACAAAGAGTGTCCTTCTTGGTCCTTAGCCATCGGATCGTTAGATACGTAGAAGAACTCAATAGGTTCCTTAAGCAAGGCGTCAAGGCCAGTGCCCCAGGCAGTTTCTGCAGTCTGTGTCTTTGTCTTAGCATAAACGTTGATACGATATACCTTCTTCCAAGTAAGGTCGCTGTTCGGATCGTCCTTGTCTACAAGGTCTTCATCATCGAAGCGATACTTCCAGTTAAATGCGTTCGGATGGTTGAGGGCAGGAATATCAGCAGCCTCTGCAGTGATGATAGAGACACCAATATCGTTACCATAAGTACCCGGACCGATAGAAGTGATGATGAGCTGGTTGTCACGGTTAGAAACATACTGTTCAACGTCGCCGTTACCCGGTTCGTCATCGGATTCCATTGTTCTTGTATAACCATCGCGGTATGTACCGTCAGGTGAGTTCAAAATTTCAGAAGTAGCAAATGCGCCAAGGCGGTCAATGCCTTCACCTTGTTCATCCTTAGAGTTTGCCTGCCAAGGAATTACTACTGGTGTTGGGTCACCGTTAGTTGTGTAAACGGAGACAGTAGTTGTCTTCTCTGAACCCTTCTTAGAGTACATATAGAACAACTTCTTGTTGAAGTGAGAAGGATCATTTTCCTTATCAAGCTTAGTGCCAATATCGTTAGCAGCATAGACCAACTTATACTCACGCTTACCGTTGTAGTAATCGTCAATCTGGTCAGGTTCTTCACCGTAAGTGATACCTGCATCAACTCTTACGTAAGAGAGGATACCGTAAGTTTCACCAAGGATATCATTGAGTTCAAGGCCATAGTCATCAGCGATAGTAGTTGCCAATGCTTTTTCAGAAGCACCCTTAGCGATGAAGTCCTTGACAGTTGCGAATCTTACGCCATACTTTTCAGTTTCATCTTCCATAACAAGTACTTCAGCCTTGTCTGCCATACCGTATTCACGGAATGCAAGACCAACTGCCTGACCAGCAGTCTGCTGAAGAGTATCTGCCTTTACATACATTGTCTTGGTGCTGCAATCATCCCAGTCCTTGAACTGAATCTGTGCTGCATCTTCAATGTCGAGATAATCAGTATCTGCAAACTTGCCCTTATAGAAGTTTGCTTCCTGGAAGATTTCTTCATAGGTAGCAGAAGGTGTAGTCTTCAATGTGTTTACATAGTCTTCAGTCAAGTAACATGTAACGCCGAGGTTAGAACCATTCAAAGTATCAACTGCCGGAACAGTGAACTGAGTTCTATAACCGATAACAGGATCTGCATTGCCTTCAACGTATGCAATCTTCTGTCCAAATGCGAAGTCACCAGAAGCAACGCCTTTGCTTGAATATGCTTCATCAGTAAAGATCAAGTCATCTTCCATTGTAACAACGGAACCATCCTTACCAACTGCCTTCGGGAACTCAACATACTTACCAGTTGCCTTGATGAGCTGTGTAGCGTCAGCTGGTGCTGCGCTTGTAGCCTTATAGATAGCAACCTGTTCAGCGGTATCTGCAATAAGATCCTTAACAGTTACGAAACCTGCTGCCTTAGACGCAGCAAACGGATTATCAATCTTGTTATAGTCCCACTCGCCAGACTCAACTGATTCGTCCATAGTAGTAGCGACCTCAAGCTGGTCGAGCAATTCGAGACGGTTCTGGTCTTCGTTATCAATGAACTGGAACGAAGCAGTGTCCTTAGATGCGAGCTTATCCTTTGCCTGAGCATCGGAATATGGGTACTGAATCTGAGCATAAGCCTCGTCACCCATTGTAGCACGGATAGCATACATTGAGTTAGAGTTCTGGAAATAGTTCTCAGCGGCAAAGTGACCATAGTCGTCGAGGTTCTCTGCCTTACCAAAATACTGCTCAAATTCCTGCATGTTGTGCGTAAGAATGCGCTCGTTAACCGGACCACGGTTTGCCTTCATGACAATAGCGCCTACACCTACTGAAGGTGTTGTGGTATTACGCACGGTATTGTCAATTTCTGTGAAATTGACTTTAGCGTATGAATACTTAGCCATAAATTTTCCTTTTTCGTTAAACTTCTAATAAAATCACTCACTCACGACTTTTCAACTTTTTATATTTATAACGGCAACAAGACAGAAAAACCCGGAAGCATGTAGCCCCGGGTTTTAGAAGGTTAATAGGTTATGATTATGGGTGGACCATCTTGTTAGTCCAGCTAGAGTTGCTTTCAAGTGAGTCAGCATAGACCTTGCCAGTGCAGTAAACGTTTCCTGCGGAGTCAATTCTAAAGATTGTGTTTCGACCGCCATCAGAAGTACCAACACCAACCTCAAGTAATGAATCTGAAAGACCAACAGTATATTGACCAAAACATACTTGGAAAGCACGTCCAGGACGATGTCCTCTACCAAAAGCAACCGCATTTGCTGCACTAAGTTCATTATCAAAACCGACAGCAACGCCGTAATTAGCATAGACGTTGTTAGTAAGACCAGCAATAATGCTATACTTTGTCTTAGATGCACTGTTAGATTCACCAATAATGCAGTCATAATAAGCATCTGAAGCAATTGAGTTTTCTTCACCGGCAAGTATGATGTTATCGCCGTTCACCATATTTTGGTTACCCATGATTAAAGTATTAGATGCATTATGAGCGCTGTTTGAGTCACCAAATATAGCATTTGATGAACCTTCACCAATCTTGTTGTTATCGCCCATAACAACGTCTTCAGCGCCATACATGAAGTTTCCAGTACCATTAACGATGCCGCTGTGGTTTGTGCAAATAAGGTTATTACTTCCAAGAAGCAATGAATGGCTACCATCTGCTGACAAATTCGTGCCTGCGCCAAAATTGTAATTACCACAGTATTTTCCGCCGTCGCCAACAGCAACATTCTTATTTGTCCAAACGTCAATCTGGCTACCAAGGCTTAAACTATATGAGCCTTTAACGTGCATATATTCACCAAGTGCTAATACATAGTTATTAGCAGCAGATGTATACTTAGCATCAATGATAGAATTATAAAGTGCTTGACCGTTTGGCACATAATTACAGTATCCCATAAAGATACTATCTGTGCAGTATCCTTGTAACCAATGCCAGTTACCATTTATGATTGAGCGTTCAACTGTATGAATTTCATTGTGATTATGACCCATCAACAATGAATGCTTAATAACATTTCCAACACCACCAATGCTTGAACTATATAGATTTACAATGTCGTGCTCGTAATCGCCTGATAAATTTATTGAACTACCGTTGATTAAAGAATCAGTTACATTACATCCGCTTGCGAGTGTAGCACTGTGCAGGTTAACATAGCTACCAACTACGTTTGCATCATTTGGTGACATGTTATTCAATATAGCAACAGATTTTTCAATAGATGCACTTGGTTCTAATGTACCAGCAGAATGCACGTTAACTATTGAGTCTACAATCTTATTATCTTTGGTATAAGCTTGAGACTGTAAAATAGCAACAGAATTATCAATCTTAAGTGGGCTATATTCAGGACGTTCAGATGTATAATATAAAGAATGTAAACTTGCAAATGCATCTGTGATGTTTGCAGAAATGCTAGGACTATATGCAAGAATGTTAGCAAACTTAGATGAACCAGACAAACTGCCTTGCGAAGCAACTAATGTAGATAACTTAAAATCACCAGCTAAAGTAAACCGGTCGCCATGCATATAAGATTCATCAGCGCCCTCAATGGCAGGAAGATCTATTTCACCATTTACAGTCTTTGCCCAGTCAGATGGGAAGTTACTCAAAACAAGATTACCATCAGAATCCCAAGCAAGTGTATCGCCAAGGCCTTTCTTTTCATAACCAGCGCTTGTAAGCAACCAGAACTTATCATCAAGATCTTTCTTATCAGCCTCAGTAAGAATCTTCATA